GACTCGGATTCATCATCGGTATCTTCCAAATATTCATCATCAGGTTTCATAAGTTCTTTAATTTCATCAAGGTTTAGGGATCGTCCAGATGATTTCTCCACTACATTTAATACAAATTCACCAGCATTAATTGCAGACCAAAACCATGTTGTGAAACGAATATCTTCCAGATCTTCGCTCAAATCATATTTATAAACCTTTTCTACAGCACGAAAACATCCATAAAAACGGCAAAAGTGTGGTGAATTATACAAGACAGAAAGTTTACTAACCAATGAACTTCCTAAGGTATCAATATAGGCCTGATTTTCAGGATCCAAAACTTTCTTATTCTGGGAAGACCAGACAAAGGGCAAAATTGACTTTTCCTTGTACTTTAACCACTGGAATGGGTCAATAAGCGGTATCTTCTTTTGATATACATCAACGGTTACACTAGCACCATCCTTTTCTGCCGTTAGCATGCCAAGATTTGATGAAGGACTAGAAGGCTCCCATTTTAACAATTTATATCCACTATCAATTGTACACGATTTACCACGATATTTTAGTGGCAAAATCGGCATAAGTAGTGAAATTTCATTATCGCAGTATGTCATATCAAGAGTTTTAAAAAATGATTCGTGTATATTGCTTGTTTCGCAAATATCTAATTTGCAATCCGCTGCCTTTATTGAACTCTTTCCACGAGCCATATATTTCTCTCCGGGTATAATTCTTTATAAAGAGACATTTTCACGCGTATAATTATTGGTAGGATTCAAATATACTAGTATAGAATATATATGGCAACAGCAAGTGTCAATACCTTAGCAGCTCAAAGTGTAAGACTCCGTAAGTTTGACATGAAAATGATTCCACAGGATGCCGTTTGCGTTTTTATTGGCCGCCGCCGTACAGGTAAATCAACACTTGTAAAGGATCTTCTCTTTCATCATCAAAATATTCCTATGGGAACTGTTATAAGCGGTACAGAAGAGTCTAACTCTTTCTACGGTAAAATTATTCCACCTATCTTTATTCATGGCGAATACAATGCCGCCATTCTTGCCAATTTTGTAAAACGCCAGAAACTCATTACCAGTAAAATTCAACAACAGGAAAATGCAAGGACAGCTGGTCAACCAGCAATAAAATCAAATCTTGACCCCCGATCTTTTATGATTCTAGATGACTGTCTTTATGATGATTCGTGGATCCGTGATATAAACATTCGCTATCTATTCTTGAATGGTCGCCATCAGAAAGTATTTTTCCTTATAACTATGCAGTATCCTCTTGGTATTCCACCAGTACTTCGTACAAATGTTGATTATGTCTTTATTTTGCGTGAACCCTATATTTCAAATCGTAAACGAATCTTTGATAATTTCGGATCCTCATTTCCGAATTTTGAGTTTTTCTGTCAAATCATGGACCAGTGCACAGAAAATTTTGAATGTCTTGTAATTAATAATAACACACGATCTAACAAGATTGAAGATGCTATTTTCTGGTATAAGGCTGCCATACAAGGTGATTTTCGTATAGGCGCCCCTGAGTTCTGGAAACACAATGCAACCTTCTATCGTGATCGTGAAGAAGAAGATGTAAATTCTTATGATCCTGGTTCATCTAAACATTTGCGCGGCCCCTCAATATTAGTTCGCAAGGACTATTAGAAATGAGTGTTCAACTATGGACATCCCTTGCCCTATTATTATTTTCAGTAGCCTTGTCTTTTTTATTAGTAAGTTATGAAAACTTTATTGGTTCTCCGGATGCTCAAAGATGTGGACTTGATATGCCCGCATGTCCATTTGGTACACATTGTGGCAATGGATATTGTCTAAATACAACTCCTCCTGCATTACCTCCAAATACTGGACTACCTGTATATCCATAATGTATAAACCCACTATTAGAAACGATGGCTGCTGGTGTTGGTCTAAGCCTTGTAGGACTTTTCATAGTATTTTTCAGTGTTTTGCTTGTTATCCCTTATGTTAAAATGTTATACCCAACAGTAAGTGGATTCAATGATTTCTCATGTAAGGAGGGCCAGAAACCATGCCCTGAAGGATATTTCTGTGCAAAGACAACCTGTGTTCCAGTCTCACCTTCATATGATATTAATAATGTTAAAGGTTTTTGATTAAGATAATTTTCTAATAGAAAAAATTCTTAATTAGTTTTAATCCTTCTTTGCAGCAGCATCACGCTCCATCTTACGCTGTAGAGCAAGGTCAGGGCCGTCAAAAAGTGCGGAGTGATCCGTTGATGTAGGCTCAACAACATTTACTACATCTTTCTTGTTTGCCTCACGGGCGGCAGGGTTCTTAGAATAGAACTGCTCTCTGTCTGACTCATTCTGCTTATAGGCCTTCATGAGATCATTGAGCTGATCCTCGGCATACTCATGCTCAGATACATCATGGGGCTTGGGATCCCAGGCTAACCACTTGCCAACTTGTGCAACATAGATGTTGTGTACAGGATCACTACGTTGAAGCTTTTTGGCACGAGCTGTCGCCTCCTCCTGTGTTCCATAATTTCCACGAAGTTTTACACCACGAATACTTGTCTGAAAGTTATTCTTGGCATGAAACTGCTCTTCTAGGCGCTTTCCCTGTGCATACATGAAATCGTCATAGGACTCCTTGATAGTTGTCTTTGTGATTTCTGTGGCATTTTCCTTGAGGAAGCCTTGATAAGAATCAAGAACACCATCAATACGAATACGGCTTTGACGGCAAATATCAGCCGCACCACTTAGATCAGCCTCCATAAGTCTTGAAGTCTCGTCATCAAGCTTCTTATTAAAATCCATAACCTGCTTTGCAAGAAACTTTTCTAGATTCTTTGTCTTCCAATTGATTTCATAGTTTTTGAGAAAGTTCTCAAAAAAGAAGAGGTCTTTCCGATCTAAGACATTTTCTGGACTTATGAAACTAAGAAGACAAAAACGCTGTCCCGGGATTTCATTGTCCTCATCAAGAAAATCCTCTTTTACTGGCGCTGACATTTCTTCTATTATACTTTATTCTTGTAATCCAGTCTTTACGCATCCTCCGGTATTATAATTTTTTTCGCATCTCTGAGTATAGAAGAAATGCAAGGTAATGTTGGAGATTTTGTCAACCGTGCGCTTAAGTATTTACTAGAGGGTCTTGCCATCGCCGTTGCCGCCATCTACATCCCCAAGCGCGCCCTCCCCCTAGAGGAGATCGCCGCCCTTGCCCTTGTAGCTGCTGCCGTCTTTGCTCTTCTTGATGTTCTTGCCCCCTCCGTCGGCGTTACGGCCCGCCAGGGTGCCGGCTTCGGTCTAGGTGCCAATCTTGTTGGCTTCCCTATGCGTCGCTAACCGTTGACTCGCTAAACTAAATTAGATTAAATCATTAAAAATATATTATTACTGTGTTTTATAGTAATAATATATTTTTCTCGTTTTCTTTATCATTCTAAATATTATATTATATAACAGATAATGTCTAAATTAAATGATTCATGCTTTAAAAGTTATAGGAAATTTAAAGTGTGGACAAGCATTCCGAAATCAAAAGATGGTTCAAATGATTTAATTGAAATACCACCGGCAATTATTCCTTTACCGGAAGAAATACCACCGATTGAAGTAGATATATATACTTTTATTGAAGAATTGCCTGATAGTAATCATAAAATACCAACAGTAAATACTAATGCAAAAATAAAGTTTAGTATGACACGAAAAGTTATTGAAGCCGATCTTACTCGTATCTTAAAACTAAGATTAAAAGCAATAAGACAAAAAATAACACCCAAGGTTCAAAAAGAAATTGATATAATAAATTTAAAAGCTGAAAAATTAATTAATAAACTAAGAATGTATAATATCAATAAATTAATTTATTAAATTTAAATACTCCTGATAAACTCCCAACACATCTCCCTACAGATAGATTCCCAAACCTTACTCTGCTGATACAACTTATCACGATTCTTTAGCAAGGGGAAACTTGCCAAAAAATCATCCAGTTCCAAAAGTTCACAGAATTTATACAAGACATAGGAATACGACAAAAAGTTGCGGCGATTTTTTGGACAATGTTTCTGGAAACTTGGCTGAATTTCCTTAAACATGTGACGCAACTTCTCCTCAGTTTCACGATCCATTACAGGAGCTATACTTCCATTCAAACGGCTAATAATATAGGGAATATGATCATATTGACGATTTAATTTCAATTTACGAAGCACCTCACGCATCTGACGATATTTTATATTCTTAAAATCTGTGATTCGCTGCTTCTTAAATTCATTCACAATTTGATCAATAATATCCTGCGGTATTTCAGCACTACCCTTTGCCTGAAATTGGGCCAGCAATTCGTTAAAATGATTAATACGCTTATAAGCATAATAAGATGATTCACGGGGTGGATCCTTATATGAAGGTCTGTCACTATCAATAAGAATAAACTCGGTCATTCCACATTCTGTACAATATAACATTGCCTCATTCTGACTAAACATCATATCAGAACCACATTCAACACATTCACCAGACATATCATCCAATTCATTCGTTTTCTTAACATATTCAGGATTTATTTTCAATAAATATTTTTCTAGTAACACATCACGATTCACACCATCTACACCTTTCTTCTTTTTTTCTGGAATCTCCTCAACAACTTGATTATCAATACATGCTGCAGTCTCAAGGGCGCTTAATACATCGCCAGGTTTTCTTTTAACCCATTGATTTGTTGATGTTGTAATTCCTCTTGATATTTTACTTTGTAAATCGTAATACTCAAATAATATTGGCCCTGTATCAAGTAGATAATCGTAAATACGACCTTCTTTCTGTTTTTCGTCAAGTTGTGTTTTTAAACGATTATATTTATTTTCTAATTGACCACGGATAAGTTCATCAGAAGTCTCAATTATCCGCTTATTTAACTCAGACATTTCTTCTTCAATGCTCTTTGAATTCATTTGATCCTCAGAAATCTTTATAAGTTGTTCTTGATGAATTACATCAAGTGTAGTACGTTCTTTAAGGGTACTTTTTTTTATTGGTTTTATCTTAAAAGTTCCTTCACTCCCGGACATTTAGTTCTAGGCTCTAGGCTCTAT